AAACTGTCTAGCCATTTTTTATCTCCCTTTAGGACAGGTAGGCTGTCCCAGAAAACCTAGAAGTCATGAAAAGCTTCACAGTTTTATTACTCTCATTATACTGTACTCCAGTTTCGAATGCATTGCCACCGCTATCAATAACTGTAACATTTGGCTGGAAAAGTAAAGATGTAGTAAGGGTGACTGTGTAATAGCCATCTGCATCAGGGGTAGAACTAACTTGAGCAAGGCTCCAGGAAATCTTTTCTGAAACCTCTTGTGTAAGAATTATAGATTTGGCGTTAAGCCAAGAGTTGTCTGTAAGCTTAGGTCCGTAGAACTTATTTAAAACTACGTCAAAGTAGAAGTCTCCAGTTACTCCAACTCCGTCAGCAGGAGCTCCAGAGCCATTAAGTATAGTTCTTCCAGATGGACCTTGAATTCCAGAGTCTGAAAGGATTACTTGATTGTCAACCTGTGTGACATTAATGATGTTTGAGTTATCAACAACTGTAATTTCAGCCATTAAACTGTAACCGCCTTTGAAACACTAAGTGTTCCTTCAAGAATTCGTGTCTTTGTAACTCCATCTGGAGCGGTAAGAACTAGATCATAGAATGATTTTGGGTATACAAGCTTAGTTGTTCTTTCTGCAGAAACTGTTACGCTAATTCTTCCCAGAGGGCCATTTATGGAGATTCCATCTGTATGGGTAAGAGTGAAGCAAAGTATCTTTCCACCCTGCTTGTCTCTTGCCTGCATTTTTGCTGTATAGCCAGTTATATTAATAGGAACATCATTTGGATCTTTCCAAAAGATAGTGAAATTCAGTGTAGCGCCTTCGTCTACATTAAAATTCTTAGTTAAAAATGGCATTTACGCTCCAGTGGTATTAATCTAATTTTAGCATATATAAACGCTAAAGGCAGACTAGTTAATGTCTACCACTTCGCATCCAGCGTCAGCTGAACATGCTAGATTTTGACTTCCAGTAGTTGAATCTTCTGTCTCATAAAGAGTTAGCATTGACCAATGAATCTCTTCTGGCATCTTTGCAACTGCGTCTAAGTATTCTTGCTCTGTAGCATCCTGATATGGAGCTTGCTTATAAGTATGGTCAGAATAAGGCAAGAATGAGATTCCTGAAACTTCATCAAAGTGCTCCCATACCCATGAACCAACTTCCATCCACTCTTCTTCACGTACTGAAACTGTAATGGAAGGCTTATGCTCACACCAATCTCTTTGATATGCTAGCCAAATGTTCAAGTGCTCAATAGCAGTAAGATCATTTCTTAATACAGCACCCTTTGGAGCCTTAATAGGAAATGAAAACACCTTTGTCTGAGTAGGATTCATAAAGTCATCTTCTGCTGGAACTCCTGCCTCCATTAAAAATTGAGTTAGTGGATCTTTTTTATCTCCACGAACTGTACGAATGTAATACTCGTTATGCCATGGGTGCATTCCAGAAGATACTCCAGTAAGCTGTGAAACAGTCCCTGAAGGTTTAACGCAAGTTACTGCTGCGGAAGGATTAATACCAATCTTTCCAGCCTCTTCGACGTTTGTAGAAACAGCAGTCTCTCTTAGTGAATTCAAAACCTTAGAAAGCTTGTCCATTCCCTTCTTTCCAGACATAAGTTCATTTCCAAACTGTCCAGTGATAGAAACGCCAAGTAATCTTTCTTCTTCTGTGTTCTCTCTCCAAATTTTGCGAAGATACTTAAAGTTAGTAAGTGTTGACTGCCATGTTCCAAGGATTGTAGCTAGTTCAACTTTACGTGTCAATGTCTTTTCATCATCTTCTTCACGGACAATAATCTCTGAAAGATTACAAAACTGATAAGGACGCAAAATAATTTCAGAACATGGGTTAGTTCCATAACGAATTGTTTCATCTCTACGACCATACTTGGCGGCTTGCTTTTGAGCAGCCTTAACATTGTAAATGCCACGCTCTCCTGATTTTGAATCATAAAGATTTTTCCACTCTGCAATAAAGTCGGACATTGATGGACGATCTTGATATGCTACAGAATTATTTGCAAGTGCACGATGTCCAGTTGCCTCCCACCAAGCACCAGCCTTTGCTTTTGCCATATCGTTATCACGAAGATCGGAAAGTGAGATTAATGCAGAACGACGAACTCCTCCAACTACAACAACCTCACCAATCTTACACATAATGTCGTGAGCTTCTAGTGGACGAAGTTTTCTTCCTGCTGAATGCTTAATAGTTGTAACACAAAACTCAAAAAGATTAACAAGTGGCTCTGGACCAGATGCACGTCCACCAAATGTCTTTAGTCTTGCACCCGCAGGACGTACCTGTGAAACATCCCACGTAGGAATTTGTCCTTGCCATAACAAAGCAAGTAACTCACGAAGTGCTTTTGCCCAACCAGCCTTTGAATCTTCAACAACAATAGTTGTATCTGTTTTTTCAAAGTGTTCATTAACTGCTGGTAACTTATCAACATACACTGACTCTACTGAGAAACCAACACCTGTACCGCACATTAAAATATACATTGCTTCATCAAAAGAACGGAGTGAATCTACTGGCAAGAAAGAACAGTTATATCCTGCAACGTTATCTCTATCTAATGCAGATCCTGCTGTCATTACGGCTCTCATAGAAGGCATGATATTACGGTTAAAAATTGCATCACGTATTTCTAGAGTGAGGCTGGCAGAAGGCTCATAGTTATAATCGTTCTTAAGGTGATTTGTCATGTACAGCACAAATCGATCTACTGTCTCTCCCCAAGTTTCACGACGGTTGTCTTCTGGTAGCCATCTTGCATAACGGCTCAGAGCGATAAAGTTCTCGTATGGATTTTTAATTACATCTTGCATTTTAGAATACTCCTCTAGTCCCACATGTTGGGTTTAATTTTATTGGTAATACTAAGTATAGTGACTTTTTTTTAAAGAAAAGAAACTTTTAAAATTTTTCTTTTAATCTTGAGAAAGCATTATCAGTCAACTGTAACCAATCATATGCTTTACCAACTTCCGCAGCCTGCTCATAATAATAGTCCGCAATAGTATTATACTCGTTAGCAGTCTTCCTTAGCAAATCGCATAAATCTTCGTATGAAGGTTCAACCATTAGTCCAGGGTGAGGGTTCTGCCAAGGTGATTCCACATATTGAGATTTCAAGGCTAGCGGTCCTAAGAATTTTTTATATGGGGCCCACTCTTCAGTACAAATTACTGGCATGCCACTTGCAAGAGCTTGGAGCGGAATGAAACCAAAACCTTCTCCCCAAGATGGATAGATCAAACAGTGATGTGTGTTAAAAATGCCAACCATTTGACTTGTAGAAACTTCTTCAGGTATAATTGAAATATTATTATATGTATTAGTTAAAGTACTATCTATAATATTATTATATTTATTATATACTCTTATAGTATTATATTTATAAGATTTAATAGTTAAACGATAATCTGGATCATTTCCAAAAACATCAACAAAAGCTTCAAAGGTCATCTGTCCTGATTTTCTAGGTGCTGGTTCTCCAACATGTAAAAATCTTAATGGTCCATTTTTCTTTTGTCTTTTAAATGGTTGCCATATATTTTCAATTCCATGTTCGTAAACATGTATTGGCGGAGTCACTCCGCAGTTTTTATATACTTCTGCAACCCAAGGAGAAGTTGCCCATACTTCATCACATTCATTTAATGATTCTAACCAACCCTCTTGTAATTTAGTTGATTCCCATGGCATATATCCAATTTGATATTGATCTTTATTTAAATCAAAAAATTGTGGTTGACTAAAATTTAATTGAACTTTAGCATCCTTGTATTTAAAAGGAACTTTATATCCTAGTTTTTGTAGACTTGTTACAATATGATATCCCGCATATCCATAACCTGTAGAAATATTTAAATTTCCTGGATTGGTGTTAAAACTTAAAATCACGACTTGACAGCCTTTCTAGTAATAGGTTATGATTAATACCTTATGAAAAATAAAACCATAAGAGACACGGCCCTTAAATTAGGAATGATAGCGCTTGTATGTGCTACGTTTCCAGGATTTAACAACGCTGTTGCTCAAACAAGTATAGCAAATGATGTACCACAAGCACAATACGCCTATATAGAGGACTTTAAGAGCGTTAAATCGCTGAGTGATGAGGATTTATCTCAGCTACTATATTGCGCTGGTTTCAAGGGTCGTGACCTTATTGAAGCCTGGGCAGTCGCAAAGAAAGAATCTAATGGACGACCACTGGCATACAATGGGAACAGAAAAACTGGAGATAATTCCTATGGAGTCTTCCAGATTAATATGCTTGGATCTATGGGAGCAGATCGAAGAGAGAAATTTAATTTGACTTATGATAAAGACCTGTTAGACCCATGGACTAATGCTACTATTGCATTTCACATGAGTGCTGGCGGAGATAACTGGTCAGCCTGGAAAGGAATGACTCCTAGAACTAAGGAGTGGATTGCAAAATATCCAAAGTCATTCGAACCCTTGCAGTGTAAATGGGACAATCCAGAAAGCAATAAGTAATGGACATCAGAATTGTCCGTGAATTTATAAAGCGTTACCCTAGTGAACTTTTTTGCGAGAAGGACAATAGGGCTTTATTGCCAAATTTAAGACATGATGATACAATCTATTTATACTGCCTAGAATGCAGTGATACTATCGAAATAGGATATAACTCCTATGACAGAATGAAAAGAGTGTTAGCCGTTAATGAGTGATTTCGCCGCAGAAGAAAAGCCATCTGAGACAATTGACGATAACATCAATATCGTTACATATATTACTCTTTCTCGCATATACGACGTTCTCTGCTTAATAGCAGATGGTGTCGGAAAAGGCGAAGAAGTTTTGAAGATGATCGAAGCTCATCGAAATGGTGAACTGCTTGGTCCGCTTCCAGCGTTAAATAGTGAAAGTGAAAGTGAGGCGGAGTGAAGAAGAAGACTTTTCTACTTGGATCAATTGCTCTAGGTATGGGAGCAGGCGCCATAGCGTTTGCTATTTACTCATATGGGGCGGTGTCCCAAATGCTAGAATCATTTGAACCAGACTTTGAAGAAGAAGTTGACGAAGACGACCTTTTCTAGTATAATTATAGAAGTATTCGGTTGAGCTTTAAGTTCCTGAATATTAGAGAATCCTCAGATATCCGCAGATCTGGGGATTTTCGCTTTATATAAGCAAAAAACTCAATAGGAGCCGATTTGAGGGTTCAATTCGTATTGAGGCAATACGTGACTACCCTCTAAGGCTAAAAGTCTCTGATTTGGACCTCTATGGACGAATAAGGGATATTCTGGCAGATGGCGTATGTGGCATTTTTATCACTATACCCATATTAAGCCTTATACGCCTATTTAAGCCAAGAAGAGCTAAAGCTCTTGAGTTGCCGTTCCGTTCCTAATAATGTATACTGAAGATATGACAACTACAAAAAGTTATTTAGACGAAGACAACAATGGGATTCCTGATTTAATTCAAGCTCCCTCACACCCACATGAAACTGTAGATATGTTTCTAGGTACTGGTATTACTCAGATGAATGCTATGTGGATTCTTATGGGCCTTATGGCAACTCATCATATTTGGATGTTCTTTAAAATTAGAAATACTAAGAAGTGTACCTGTAAAAGACGATAATATCTTAGTCGACTAGAATATATATGAGATTAGTTATCTGTGATCTGTGCAAAAAAGAGATCGAAGTTCGATCAGGTTTTGCACACTTCACACTTAATAATCATATAAAGAAAGAACATAAATCCTAGTCAACTAGAATATTATGTTTTCTAAAATGTTAATATAATATTTTTTTTAGAAAATGTCTTTCCAACCTGTAATCAAAATGATCAATGCAGGTCCAAAGATAATTGTTGCTTGGATCCAATTCATATTAAACTCCAATAGTAGGGATACTGGGATTTGAACCCAGAGTCGTTTGTATATAAGACAAATGCTTTAACCAAATTAAGCTATATCCCCAAGGGATTAGCGTATTCGTCTTACCGCCGACTTTTTCATGATC